TAGAGTACACAACAATAACTAAATTATTAGAAAAACCTTTATCAAATGCTTCAACAGATGATGTAGTACTAGCTAAAACAGTTATGGAAAAGCTAGAAGAAGTTAATGGTAATGTGTTGGTAGGTAACGCTATGTTGAAAGGTAGGTTAATAACATAATGTTTGAGAAATATAAAAGAGCAAGAAATCAAGATGGTACATTTAAGAAAGATGTATGGTGGACACCTTGGTCTGATACATGGGAGTATAAAATGAGTGAAGAACTCAAAGATATGATTGAGCGTACTGCTTGGACATTCATTGAAGCGTTCATTGGTGCATTAACAGTTGCTCCATTAGTTGGTGTAGAAGCTGAAACACTTCAGTTAGCTGCATTAGCTGGTGGTGGTGCTGCACTTGCAGTCATTAAGACATACGCTAAAAAACAAATTACAAAGTAATTATATTGTCGTAGTTCTCGTGTAAACTGGATTAACAGGGAAAAAGGAGAACTATGACTAAGAGTAAACCTTCTCTAGAACAGTTAGGAAATAACTTTTATAAGTCTGGATGGCAACCATCCATAGAAGTTAATGAAGAAACTGGTATTGGAGAAATCACACATGTTGGAACAGACCCTAATTATCGTAATAAGTTTGATGACATCTTACGACAATGGGGATTTAATCCAGATGAATACGAAATAGAAGGTGCAGTTAAAGCATCCTCATGGAACGCACAACTAAAGGGTGGTCAAACAACCACCTTTCACGCATTTAAAGGTGTAGTTCGTAGAAAAAATCACAAGCATGATAAACGATTTAAAGAGTTGTTTAAACATGCTAGTAAAAAACCTCCTATAAAAGTATATGACAAAGGTGGAGACACAGCGTTCATGTTCTTTATGTCTGATTGGCAGCTAGGCAAAGATGACTATGGAGTTGCTAATACTATTAAGAGATATGATGTTGCATTACAGGATGCAGTTGCTCGTATTAAAGACTTGCGTAAGCAGGGCGTAGAGATAGATGAGATATATATGGTAGGACTTGGCGACCTCACAGAAGGGTGCGACCAGTCTTTCTACGCATCACAACCCTTCAATGTTTCTTTGTCATTGTCTGAACAATACCAGTTAGCAAGAGCAATGATGATGAAAACAATAGAGACCTTCTTACCATTAGCTAAGAAAAAAATATTATGTGGTGTGCCTGGAAACCATGGAGAAATGACAAGAGCAGGTAAAGGTAATGTTCTTACTAGCAGATTAGATAATTCTGATACTATGCACATGCAAATATGTGAAGAGATTATGAATGCTAACAAGGAAAGATATGGAAGTGTCAAGGTAATTATTCCAGATGGTTTCCATCAAACTATAACTATCAAAGGAAAGCAACTGTCTTTCAGTCATGGACACATGAGTGGTGGAGCTGGTGGTAACCCAGAAGTTAAAATAGAGAAGTGGTGGAAGGGTCAAATGTATGGCTTCTTACCACCTAGCCTAAGTGAGATACTGGTTACTGCACACTACCATCACTTTCGTGCAAAGCAGCAAGGTAATCGTACTTGGTTTCAAGCACCTAGTATTGACAAGAGTATAGACTTTACAGAAAGAACTGGGTTATGGTCTCATCCTGGGGTACTTACATTTACAGTAAATAAAAAAGGTTGGGATAATCTAAAGATTGTTTAAACAACTAAGGGCTATATCTTGAATAGGTACTAAGACACCTAAGCTCATGTTGTCATCTCCACCCTTAGTCTTTGTGTGTAGATACTTTCTACCTAAATCTTTCATAACATCTATTGGTATTATGTATGTCATTACTGGTATCTCAATGCCTTCTATCTCTCTTACTAACATAAGTACCCAGTAATCTGCTTCAGTTACAGCAATACCAGATGGCTTACCATAGCTTTCGTACTCTAAGAAATGATTACCAGTAATCTCCCAGATGTGTCTTTCACTCTTGACCTCTACCTTCTTGCCCTCTAAAAATTCTTTGAAGGTATCTTCCATAGCTAAACCTTTAGCTAAATCTATATCAAACTTCTTCTCTGCTTTACTCAAAAAGGTTTTCCTTCTGGTGCTTCTCCCTTAAAAGCATCCTTTAACATATCTCTTATGCTTCCTACTGTTCTTTGTCGCTGCTCTTCTAATCCAAGAAGCAATACTTCTAAAGTTGGTATGGTTACTAACTCTTTGTATTTTTTCTGAGTGTTTACAAAAGTTACATCTACATAATACATATCTTCCCACGATAAATATATGCTACCTTCTGCATTAGGTAACATAAATGTTATACCACCTCGTTGTTTGTATATCTGTTCTGTAATCCAGTTTGTTATGTCTATTTCTTCTTTGTTAAAAATATCTATTAATCCTTTATATCCATAATCATTTTCAACACTAGCTACTGTTTTTTTAGAAGGGAATTTCTTTTTGTTCTCCTCCTTGCTCTGCTCGTTTGAGTTGGGCATGACACTCTCTGTATTCCCATTGATAGATGTTTTCTTTTTTTGTTTGCTTGTATCTTCTACCACAATATATGTTTCCTTCCTTGTCTCTATATGTAATGTTGTTTAAACCAGCACATCCTACTTGCTGCTTACACTTTGTGTCTGGTGGTGGTGGTACATCAAAGTTGTAATCTGGATAACGCTGCTTAATTTTAGCAACCAATTTATCCAGACCACCACTACCAATGCTTTCTAAATCCACTCTGTAGGTAACTCTTCGTTACCTATCCACCATCCTGCTCCACAACCACCTGCGTTGTTGTAACTGCTACATGCAAAGTCTGGTATCTTACCAAACTTATCTGGGTCATCAGCTTTCTTTTGTCTGTTGTCCTCTATTGCTCCTGTGTGATTACACTTAGGGCAGACCTTCACTACATCAGTGTCAAAGACCTGTGATACACTATCTATTAGCTCCATCTCTTGCTCAAATGCAGTAACAAATACATCACAGTCAGATGTTGTCCATGCTTCTAAGTCTTTGTTTAAACCATCATCTGTTAGTTCCTTATAAACCTTAGCTTTTAAGTCATCACGCTTTGTCTTATTAGGTAACATACCTTCTAAGATATGATTTATCTGGTCTGCTACTGGTGTAGCTTTTGCCCCAATATCAGCAGCAAATTCTTCTGCTGCTTTATTTAACTGTGTCGCTTCATCCTTTGTCATAGGTTTAACTGCTGCTTTCTCTACCTCTACTTTAGGTTTAGAATTACCAACCTTTGACATCTCTTCTGCACTTGGTCGCTTCTTGTTGCTACCTTGATACTTCCAGTTAGCCAATGCTCTACCTATTGCAGATGTCTCACAGTTCTCCATCCACGCATCAGCGTTAGCAAATCCACCTTGTCCTTTAGTTTCTTGTGCTATTCCTGTAGTTACTGGTCTTGCATCCTCTGCTTGTTTAAACACAGATGCTTGTATGGTTACACAATTACCTTCTGGTGTGATGTGTAAAATTTCTGTTTCTATTCTTCCTTCTGGGTTGTCCTTCCAGAATACTTTTAATCTATCTTCAACAGTTTCATAATCTGCTGGGTTAAATTTAGCCATTACTTCCTTCCTTGTTTTATAATTTTATAGACACGCTGCCTACTTATTCCTAAATTGTTAGCAACATCAGTAACGCTCATGCCTTCCTTTGTTGCTCGTTTAATTAGATTAACTCTTGCATGAGACAATTTTTCTATTTTTTCCTTATGCTCTTCCATCTGTTTTCTGTTCCAAAACAATAGAGCTTTTGTATCAATTTCCATTACCTCTGCCTTCTGTTCATCATCTTTCTGTATCTGTACTTAGTAATCCACAAACCAAAGTTGTTAAAACTATCTCTTAATATACTTTCTAAAAATAAAAATACAAAGGCACATGCAAACCCAAACATCCACATAATTATTAAACCTTGTATGCTAAACATTATTCCTCCTCTCCCTTCTTTGCTTCTTCTTGCTGCTGCTTCGCTATCATTACAGTATGGTCTACTTCAAACTGTGCTAATAACCCACTAACTTCTACCATATTTACTTTTTTAAGTATGTTATTTTTCTGTACTCCTTGTCCTCCACACGCATTCGCTAACTTAATAGCCCATGCTTTAAGTTCTTGTGGTGTGCTAAATATATTAGCCATTGTTTCCTTTCTATTTGTTGTAGCTTGTTTAAACTACTGCTTGTTTTGTTATCGTAACGAGCTTGATTATAAACATATCTCCAAACTCATCTTTAAGTTTTCGCACTTGACACTTAGCA